GCCCTCGAACAAATTGCCGATGATCGGCAGTCCCTTCATCAGGGGGCCGAGTGCGCCCATGATTCCGCCAATTGCGGGCAAGAGGATTCCGCTGAGGTTTTCTGCAGAACCGCGGATCGTGTTCACGAACTTCGCGAAAAACTCCGAGACCGTGCCGATAGCCGCAGAAGCCCGGGACGAGAACGCTTCAAGCCCAGCCGCCATACTCGCAGCCGCCGCTGCCACCTTCGGCGCAAGGTCGGCGGCAAAAGGTTTGAGCGCATTGTTCAGACCGTCGAAGATCGGCATCACAGCGTTCAAAATCGCTTTCGATGCAGCGATGAACGGCAACACCAGAGTCTCACCGATCCGCGACAGAGCGGCCCTGGTGTTTTTCAGCGCACCGCGGAACGTCTCGCCCGACTTCGCGGCCGCGCCACCCAGACCTTGCTGCATGGCGTCGGAGAAAATCTCGAAGCTGACCTTGCCCTTTGACGCCAGGTCTGCCGCCTCGCCGGCAGTCACGCCCATTTGCTTCGCGACGAACTGGAGCACCGGCACCCCGGCGTCCTGGAGTTGGTTGATGACGTCGCCTTGCAACTTGCCGGAGGCAGCGACCTTGTTGAAGATCGAGCCCATGGAAGCCATGTCGGTTCCGGCGATGGTCGCCGAGTCCGCCACGAGCTTCAAGACTTTCTCGAGTTGCTGGCCCGGTTTGATGCCGGCGGCCACCGCGCCGGCCGACGCCGTCGCCGCCTCGCCCAAACCAAACGCAGTGCCTTTCACAGCGGCGGTCGCGTTCTTCATGATGGAGGTGACCGTGTCGGTGTCGTGGCCGAGGCCCTTGAGCTTCGCCTGTGCGTCCTCAATCTGAAGCGCCCGGCTAATGCCGCCCTGAATGGCCAGTCCGCCCAGGAGCCCGCCGACAGCGCCGATAGCGGCACCTGTCGCGCCGACGAACTTGCCGATGCCTTGGCCGAAACCGGACAGCGTCCCTTGAGCCTTCCCGACGCCTTGGTCGAACCCCTTGGAGTCGAGGGTCAGGTATCCGACGAGCTCGCCGATGGTCAGGGCCATGTGGACCTCCGCTATGCAGTTATGTTTTTCGTGGTGGCTCTGGCGGGAATGCGGCCAGGCCGAGACGGCTGGCATGGACGGCGCGGCCGTCTGGGGTGAAGGTTGGCGGGAGTGCCAGGAGCGAGCGGATCCGGACGATCAGCCACTTGTAGGAGCGCTGCCGAAGGATCCCGGATTGGATATCGATGCGATAGAACTGGTGCAGATCGGCCTCGATCAGGGACCAGTATTTGACCACTTTGTCCCAGGTCAGCCCGCCGTCTTGCGTGTGGCCTTCCGGGTAGTCGTACCAGTCCGAGAGGCCGGTTTCTTGGTCGTAGTGGCCGCGACCGTGCGGGTCCGGGTCGCCGTTCGGCGCTCCGCTCGATTCCGGCCGAGTTCTTTTCCCCCGGAGTGCCAGAACCGTTCTGCGATTTCCTCGCCGTAGACACCATGCATGATCACGAACAGGGCCGCCGTCTTGAGTTCAGCGAAGGTCAAACCGTCCTCGGTCATGACTTCCCAAGAATCTGCGAGAGCGTCACGGTACATGTCGTGCTCGGCGGCGTCGGTCAGGATTTCGATGTCGTCGGCACTGGGCTCTTTGCCCTCGTTCTTCGCGTCTTGGAGTTTGGCGGTGACATTCAGGGTGTCTATAAAGCGGAGGCCGACGTCGGCGGTGATCGGTTGGACTTCGTAGATGACACCGTTGATTGGCAGTTTGAGTGATTCGTTGAGGGAGTCTCTGAGGTCGTTGAGGGGCATGTTGTTCTCCAAGGGTGGGGTTCCAAGGGCTGGGGCTGGTGTTGGCGCCTTCCTGCGCGGTGCCTTGGATCACCGCGCAGGAAGGGGTTGAGAGGTTAGGAGGCGCGGGTGAAGGAGATAGCCGGTTTGGTGTATCCGGTGCCGCAGGCAGTGATGTTGACGTCGACGACTTCGCCATTCGCTACTGAGGCTGTGGCCGTGGCTCCGGTGCCTGCACCGGTGATTTTCACAGTGGGGGCTTTGGTGTACCCGGATCCGCCTTTGCTGATCGTCGCGCCGGTGATCACGCCGCCCTCGACGATTGCTCTGGCCGTGGCATCAGCCTGGACTCCGGGAGCGGCGCTGTATTCCTTGAGCTCGCCCCGGCCGGTCAGCGAGAACGCCGCGGTGGTCAGGTCGGTCTTCGGGCCACCATTCGCGGTGAAAGTGCTATCGGCGACGCCTTCCCAGCCTTCGCCGCTTGCCTTGTTGAAGCAGCGGACATGAACGTAGCCGGCCTCGGCGACACCAATGCCGGCGGCCTTGAGGATCTGCTGGCCCGGATCGTTCGACATTCCACCACGAGGGAGCTTGCACGTTCCCTCGATCTTCCAGCTGAGTCCGGTCGAGGTTTGCGAACCCCAAACACCGTTGTCGTAGTCGCCGTCGTCCTCCTGGTTTTTTTCGATGACCGGCGGGGTGAAATCGGTAATGCCTCGCAGAGGCAGGTAATCAGCCTCGGCGGGCTGACTACCGTCGGTGTATCTGGCGATGTGGACCGCCCAGTCGGAAAGCTGGCCCGGGGTGATGGAAGTGGTAGACATGGTGCTCCTAGTCGTCGGTTCGGTGGGTGCCCTCGCGGGTCAATTGGATGTAGAAGTTGGCTGTGTGCTCTTGGCGGAGTTTCTCGTCCGGGCCGAGGTTCGCCCCGGATTGGTGCCAGATCCGGACAATCGGGATGCCGCCAAGTTCGGCATTTTTGAGGTCATGCAGGGCGTCGAAGAGCCCGTCGAGGATGGTCTTGTCGGACCGTTTATCGTTGGGTGCTCCGCGGATCCGGAATTGGAGGCCGACAATGGAATCGGTGGTCCCGTCGTCCTGCACCGGGTAAAGGTTCAGCGAGACGGCCCGGTCCGGGGACGTTGGCAGGTCGTCGAGCGTGATGGCCGTATCGGCCGGGGCAAAAGGCTGCGTCGGATTCCATTTGCCGATTGCGAGGGCATCGAGGTATTCGCCGATGCCGGTGAGGAGGGCGAGGTGGAATCCCATCAGAGGCTCCCTTTGATGGTGTCGGCAATGATCTTGCGGACTGCACCGACCTCGGCGTTCATGGTGTTTTCCAGGTACTTCGCTTGGCGTCCGGGGTCGTGTCGCAGTGATAGGTCTTCGTGCTGCCGCACGGCGTAGGGAGTGTCGTAGGACACGGCGGCCTGGAGTTTCGCGGGGTCGACGCTGGTGGTCCCGGAGCGTTCGAGCGTGCCCTCCTCGATGGGCACTACGGCGTTTGATTCGCCGAGCACATACTCGCCTGCCAGGGTAAGGCCTCGGACTGCGCCGGCTTTGACGATCTTGCTTGCATCCGGGCCTTGTTTGAAGGTAAATGCTGCCTTGGCCACGGATGCCTCCTAGGTGAGATTGACCTCGATGTGGTCGGGAAGGCCGAGCGGCCCTGAAGAGTTGTCCGCCGTTTTCATCACGGTCGCGACCCGGGCGGGGAGGTGGACGATGGAGCCGTCGGTAAAGAGCCCGGAGTACTGCCGGTTGGCGGTGAACGTCGATTCGGAGACTGCGCTGTCGCCGGCGGCGGTGCGGATGAGCTTCCGTTTATCGGAGATGAACCCCGGGATCGGGTCGCTCTCGGGTGCGTACCGTTTGCCGAATGTGGTTTCGCCGAGGAAGGTTTCAACGGTGACGGTGTGGACCCAGAAGTCGGCGAGCTCGTCGGTCATGATTGGACCGCGGTGGTCACGAGTTGGGCGTTGCGCAGGATCCGCAACGCATTCGCGTTGAGCTGTTCCAGTGCATCGATTTTTGCTTGCTTGGTTCGCGCGGCGTCGTTGGCGTCGTAGCTGATCGAAGCGCCGCTAATCGCCTTGGTCGTTACTAGGCGTTGGGACTGGGTCGAGAGCGCCCCTTTGGCAGGGTCCAAGTCGTTGTCAGCCCAGAACCCGGCTTGTTCGCAAGTGGCCTCGAGGAACGCTTGCCGTATAGCCGGCTGCGTTGGCTTTCCG